TTTATTATTATTTTATTTAATAATGGTAATAGTCTATATTATAAGTTTGATGTTTCCATCATACAATAAGAAATTCTTTAATCCGTACCAATTAAAGTTTTTAAAACTATCTAAGTTTAATGCAGGCAAATCGATTGCATAAACTATTTTAAGAACACGTAACATTCCGGGCAATAAATGGTTTTTCCATTCAAATTCTACCTTTTCTAGTTGTTCTTTCCAAAAACCAACAAAGCAAAAGAAAAATTCGTAGTAATTTAAATTGTTAACTCCTCCGATTAACATAAATGAAAAAATCTTTCCCAACGAAATTTCAATTCCCATTTTCTTCTGGTCAAAGAATCTTTCGTTATAAAGAGCTCCTGCGAAGAACTCGATTTCATCTCTCCAAAGTTCACCGTCCTTAATCTGATATCCAATAAACTTACGTTCATTTGTTATTTTGGTATCAATACATTTATCAGGATGTATTTTAAGTCCGAAGTATTTTGAAATTAAATGCGAAAAACGTTTCAGATCAAAATCTGGTAACGGGAAAAAAGCAAAATCATCTCCTAACCAAAATTGAGGTTCGGAAATTTCTAATTCACCCATCATACGTAGAATCGTTCTGCAAAAAATCATATTTAAGAGACTATTATTCAATAAGGTAAAGTAAGTTCCTGTACTAACTCCTCCAAATTTCTGAATAACTGATCCATTTGGTGTAAGTAACGTTGTAGTTATATTATTTTTAACTATATAATCAAATTCTTTTTGATCGTCGGAAGTTAAGTTTAACTTGCTTCGATATATTTCAAAAAGGTCACGTTGTACTTGAACACAACCCATAGCATCCCATCCAGAGATGTCGGTATTAATAAATCTGTTGCCAGGATTAATTGACATTAATTTATTTAATCTAGGTAAGGTTCCTTTTCCAGTGAGAATTCTGCTCCAGAAAAAGTGTACTTGTTTGATTTGTTGATAGAAAGGTTCGGCAAAGCGGATTTCGCTCAATATTGTTTCGGGTGGTACGATCCAAATATATCGAGTCTTGATTTTTGCTCGCTTTGAAAAATGACCTCTCATTGCTAGCATGTTTGGTCTATAATCATAAAATCCAGCATCTGAATTTTTGTGATATTGAGAAACTATTTGTGGTAACATTTCTCCTTTTGTTAACCGTTTTCCGGTCATTGCTAGTGATGTGAATCCAGCTGATGTGTTCTTTGGCATTGCTGATATTGCATCATCGAGTGATAGAGGATCACACTTGTTAAAATTTGATTTTAGTTCATGTAATGTCTCGTAATATGCATTTAAAAAGGTCCGATTCTTGCTTAATGTATGTCTCGGTAAACAATATTTTAATAAAGAATAAAACATTCTTTCCGGTTTTGGTGTTTTGGTGAATAATTTCAATTCCTTGTAAACTGAAGGATAAAATCTTTGTAAAACATCTTTAACATATGGATCTTGATAATGAATAGATGGATTATCTAGTGAATATTTAATTTTACTAGTGTAGCAAAATCTAAAAGCACCAGAACTGACTGCGATCCGAAGAAAGTCTTCTTCAGGTATGCCTTCGTTTTCATAATCCAGGCAAGTTATTATCCAAGCAAACTCCCAACAATCACAAAACTGTTCGTCAGGGATAGAAGATAATAGTTGTATATTAGTCAGATTTTCGCGC